ATAAGAGTACTATATACTCCACTAACTCTTACGGATTTGTTGATAACTATTGCGAATTAATGTCACCATACTCATTTTAAATTAAGACAATGAATACACCAACACTTATAACCAGTTTAAATAGAACAGATATAGGAAACCACACTGAACTAGTAGGTGGTGATGCATCTATATACTTAACACTCGCTGAGTTTTCTAATAAAAGAATGATTGATCTTCCATTTTCAGCAAAAGACATGATATCATACTTATGGAATCCATACGTAGCAGATGGTCCTGTGTTTTCTGTAAACGATGTTTCAGTATTAAACGATCCTTCTACTTTATTTGTTGGAGCTCCTTTTTCTCATCCTTTTAAAGATCTAAAGGATATAAAATGGAAACTTTCTACGGAAATTGCAAATGGAGTCATAGGCGATAAATTTGTTACTAATAAACTGATGGTGTACGATAACGATATAAAATTTTATAACATATTTGACAGTTCATCTAGTTTTAAATTAAACGATACTAAAATTGACGTGTTTTTAGACACAGCCCACATAAAAGATGCATCTAATAACGATTGGGATGCATGGCAGTATAACATATACCAGTATGAAGATAAAGAAAGTGGATTATACGTACTGGAATCATCATTAGGTGTAAAATCTTACTTTAATGGTCCAGTTTTATTTACCACGGATGCATCAGCTAAGATGGAGTACTCTCTTAATGATCTATATAATGTTCCGCTTTTAACTTTTTCTAATTTTTCGTGTACAGATGCTTCTGATAACATCATTACTATATTCAATACATCTATATTAGACATAGCTAATGGAAACGTGGGTATGATAGATTCTAGCATTAATACTACTGAATACATAAAGTTTAAATATTCTTATCCAGAACAGTTAATAAACTATGATGTGGTATATGAATCTAATAGACTCCCTATATATCAGATTGATCCTTCGACATACTATTGGCAAGATATACCCGACTCAACAGTATTAAACGTTGATAACAGTACGTACACGATGAAAGTTAATCACGAGGGTGATTATAGTGTAGAAGTATATGGGTGGGATAGTTTTAACAATGCTTATTATAATCAATCTACATTAAAACATAGAGTTTGGATAAAATCTCCTACTATTTATACTATAACAAATTATAAACAAACCATATCAATAGATGTTTCTACTGTATCTAATACAGATGTAAGCACTTATATAACTAATAATATATTACCTATATATGATAGGTTATATCCAATGTACGGTTTAACGACCGGCAATGTGTATGATATGTTTTTCGTTAATATACCATCAATAACATATTTTCAAGATCTTCCTAAAGAAAACAGCATAAACAGATTTTATAATCTTACAGAAAGAGTTTTAAACGTTAACGGTTTAAACTTAACAGTAGACGTTAATTATCAGAGTTTTTATACCGGGGATAGTGTAAATATAGTAAAATACAATAAGGGAAACTACGATTTTGTAGCTTCTACTGATGTATCTATAAGTGGAATATTAAATAATGTGATAACTGTAAGTTCTCTTTCATCCGAGTTTGTAAAAGATTCATCTAATGATTTATACGTGATAAATTCAACATTTAGAGATGTATCAACTGCAGTTTCTTACCCAGAGTATAGTTTATCTGAAGTTACTATCAGTGGATACGAATTTAAACCGGATCAATTAATAGATTTAGTAGTATCAGACAGTTGTACTGGATATTCGTGGGGCGCATCATATAGAGTATATGATGTGACAAATTATGTGCACACTTTAAATAACGCAATTCCTGCTGCTTTTATAGACAATCCTAGATATACTATAAAAGCAAAACACGCATTTACTACATTTTCTTCTACTGATATAAAGACTTCCAATTCGTCAGAAATTAATGGGAATTTTAAGATCTATTTAGATGACAATTACAATGAACAGTGGTATTTAGATAGTACTTTCGCAGTTATCAATATGCAGTTTGATCAGAGCAAGTCTAATATAGAATGGTATGATTCTTCAGTTAATGGATCTTCTTATAAAAAATATTCTAATCCTATAATTGCAGATACCAGCACTTTTGTTATTTTAACAACAGGATTTGATCCATCTACATATATTAAAGATCAAAAAAACATTTGGACAGTAAGATATAACGAATCAAAGGATATCTTATTTAGAGCTCACAATAAAGATGTACCTTACCAATTTTCTGAAAAAGGTTATTATGATGTAGAAGTGGAATCGTACGATTCGTTTGGAAACATTACATCTATTAACTGTGAAGGCTTGATTAATATAATATAATGAACACATCACAAACTAAATATTGGAATAAATCCAAGAAAAAATTTAGTGATAACATAAGGGATGAAGTGAATTACTTTAAAAAACCTGTATCATTAGAGACCATTATTAACAGTGGCCTTATATTGTTATCTACGATATCGAACAGATACTTGGAAAAACTTAGATCTAATCTACTGTCTGATATAGAAAAAGAAAAGATAAATGCATTTATTAGAAATAGCGATCAGGCAAATCTAATTAAAAAATATGCAACTGATGTACAAAATTCAAAACTTTTTTCTAAGATATTAAATAACTGCGAAGTTACAGAACATGATAATGAAGAAATATTAGACATAACAGACTCAGATTTTGATGAAGTTGTAAATTCCATTAAACTTGATAATATAAATACAAAACAATCTGAAATAGAATTTCTTATTTTCTGTTTATATTTTATTAACTATCTTGTGTTTCTTATCATCGATTCTATACAGAATTACGAGACTCCTTCTGTGTTTAGAACTAAATATCTTAGAGACTTATCTAGAACCTTTGCTTCGTATATGAAATCGTATATGAAAAAACTGGGAAAGAATTTTAAAGAAATTATTGATATAATAGATTCTATAAAAATAATAGATGCATTAGTTGCTTCTATTATAGGTGCATCTTATTTTTACATAACAAATAGAAAAAAAACCCAAGCTGCTTCAATAGATTCTATTAATAACTCTATATTAAACAACGAGTGCCAAGATAAGATACAAGATGCTTTTGATATAAATTTAGATATTTATAAATTAGATACTATAAGTATTAACGATGTAAACGTTTGTGATAATATAGATGAAGAAGAATCTCCATCTCTTCCTCTAATAGATGATCAAGTTTCGTGTGAAGTATCAGAGGTAGTGCAAGAAGAATCATCACCTTTATTAGTTCCTGATACAGTAATAAACGCTATCATAGAAAACAAAAAAAGTTCATTTATGAACGTATTAGTTGCAACGAATTCTTATGTAACTAATTTAACAAAAATAGCAACATTAGATTCATCAGTCATATATTCTCCAGTAGAAGGGTATATAGATAAAATAGAAAAGAATAAAATATATGTGAGAGATATTTCAGATGTAGATACGAGCGATTTGGAAAAAACCACTACGCAATTGAGTAAAGATTACACAGATCTATATGAAATCGTTGATTTTTTAAAGAAATTTAATGTGAATTGTTTGTTTCCTATAATGATAACAAATCCAGGAAAACTAAAAAATTTAACATATATCGGTGTACGAGATCAATTCGAAGATGTTGTGATTAGTTATGAATTGCAACAAGACCTTTACAACGATAAGATTCAATCTATATCTAAATATGAAAACATAAAGCCATATCTTGATTCTGATAATATTGTGTTAGTAAAAGATAAAATAGAAAAAGAAACAGATGATTTTTTAAATGTTATAAAAGCCTACAATAAAAACGCTTCAGATTCGCTTTATAACAATATTCCGATACCCTCTGATTATGAATTATTCGATTACTATATATCACTGCTTACAAAATTAAATACATCACTCAGCCTCACTGAGATTGAAAAAACGTTAAAAATCAAATTAACAGAATTTACAGAAGCCAGGTATGTATTAGAAAAAAATAAAGAATCTGCACTTAAATCTCTTATAAGTGAAAAAACAAAAAAATTAGAAAAGGGAATAAGCACTGGCGATTATTTTAATAAGATATATCGTACTTACAAAGAAAATGGAAATATTACAGATGTTAAAAACTATCTTAATGGATTATCAACAAAAAATAAAAAATTAAAACCCACGGAAAAAACTGAGCTTGTTAATTCTATAATGTATCTTTTTGAGTTTTGGCTAATGACAGCAGACATATCAAAAAAATATGTTACGACATCTAGAGACTTAATATCTAGATTAAATGAAGAAGCTTCATGGTTTAAAACTTTTTTAAACTCACAGTGGGAAAACTATGAAAAAATAAAATCTGATATAATTAATATACAAGATTATCTATCTAAGTACGATATATTCAACGGATACACCGTAAAAGAAGAAAATAGTGTAAATTACAGAGTGTATACACTAAGCGATAACATTAACTGTAAAGGAGTCACAGATTCTGTTACAAACCCAGACACATCTGATGATCTTTATAGCATGAAATATTGGGCGAAATATTTTTCTTTCATTACTCTTGCCAGCGTTATAGATGTTATAGATTGGTCAACGGGTTTAATACTACCAACTGGTCCAGTAATGCTGCCTGTTATATATGTGCCAATAACATCTATAAAAACCTCTTACGGATTCATCATCATTGGGTTATCTATATGTGGAGTTTATTTTACACCATTTGTAGTTTATAATAATATGACACTGAGTACAAAATCTATCATTACTCCAGACATTATTTCTATAAAAGAAGAAATAAAATCTATAACAAGAGAAATAAACAACATAAAAACAACAGTGAAAACGGCACTCGTTTCATCTATATTAAAAAACATAAAGGATGAAATTTCACCAGTAAAACAAGAGATTGCGGATTTAAGAAATATAATGAAATCTCACAAAACGAATAAACCAGTGTTGAATAAAAAAAACGTGAAAGAATACGGAGAATGGGAAATCAAAACTATTCTATACAATAAGAAATATGCAGAACTAAATTCTAAAAAATTCAAATTACAAATAAGGTATAAGGTTGTAAGCGGGTTTGGTTTATCAGGAAAGATAAATTCTAGTGAAAACGATGCTTCTATAGAAAAAATAAAATCTATAGATAATTCTTCTAAAGTTAAGTTAGAAAAACTTAATAAACTTATAGATAAAATAGATTCAACACTAGCTAAACTTCCTACAGCTCTTGCACCAAACAGTGTAAACTTTGGCGCAACTTTAAAAAATCCTAAGTTAGTAGTACAAATAGATACTGATACTAATGCCAGTATTAATGATAGTTTATTAGACTCTATATTTGCAAAACATAAGAAGAAAAATGAAGATTTAATGTCAAAAAACTTTAAACCTGTTACCAATGATAACTTAAAACAGTATTATAACATTATTAAAACTTCTATCAATTTGATAATTCCGAATGAACCCTATCCAACATATGATAGGTTAGAAGCAACTAATTTAGGTTTTGTGAACTTTACAACTAAGTTTGTGAAAAAGGGTGCTAGATCATTTGGGTTCCCCGGAATGCCACCATTAATATAACCTTTGGCCAACTACGTATGTTGAAACATACCATAAGACACCATTTGTAACCTTAATTTTTTTTCTATGTGTTCTTCTAATTCTGGAGATATTACTATGTTGTTATCTCTAATATCTAATTTTCTTGATATTTTCTTTGGCAAATATTTTAAGTTAGTAAGATTATTGTTGAATGCAACTAACGATGTTAATATCGTAGGAACTCCTAAAAGAGTAGTTAACTTGTTTGAATTACATATATATGACATATCTACTATTTTTGGCCCATATTCTAACGAAGTGAGATTGTTATTATTGCACTGAAAAACCCCATGTATTATTTCCGGCGCCCCTTTTAGAGATGTAAGACTATTGTGTGAACAACTATAAGCAGCTCCGACTATCGAAGGTCCTCCTTCTAAGTTATTTAGATTATTTCCCATACCACATCTAAATGCTTCTGTTACTTCTTTCGGACACCCCCTTAATCTTTTTAAATTGCATTCACTGATAGAAAAAGACCCTCTTACTTTTCCAAACTGAATAAACTCAGGCAACTCATCCATTTCGTATAAACTCAAATCAATAGATTCGAACGTATCAATAGATAAATCCTCGTTTATAGTATAAAATTTTATCATATGATCATCTAACCATTTGATTATAGTTTTTCTGGTAGCTTCCTTTCCTATACCAATAGCGCTTAATCCTGATGATTTATCTTGTTTTATTTCGTTTATAAACTTAGCTCTCATTTTCAGATCTTAGTTAAATCGGGATCGTCTCCGTCATTTTCTTTTTTTAATTTTACAACCGAACGTTTTTGTTCTTTTCCTTCAGGAGTATCTACATGATAAGAATATACTCCTCTTATAAACGTAACTTCAAATGGTTCGTCTAACTTCTTAGCATATGTCTTTCCCTTTCCTTTTTTGACGTAAGCTAACGTCATGTGTGGGTGAAACTCTTTAAATGTCTGTGTGTTTTCGAACGAATCTAAAAATAATTTACGATATTTTAAAAGATTTTTTGTTGGCTCTATATCATACTTCACAACATCGTAATCATCAGATTCAAAATACCCTATTTTTCTTATTAATATATTAAAGCTTTCTATATTATCTTTTATTACTTCTCTTATGACGCTTGGATCAATTTCATCTTCATGAATACCATATATTAATGTCATGTGAGGAGTTTCTTCTAACCCAAACTCGTGGTCACTATTATCATATAAATCGGATTTATCTATGCCATCTAAATGTAAAGTATCCCAATTTTCTACTTTTCCTTCTAACATAACACATCCAAATGTCTGTTCTTCTTTCTTTTGTTCGTTTAACGTTTTCCAAACTCTGAACGATATAAAGTTTTTCATGCTTCTAATATAGTTTTGTTGTATATGAAATTGAATTGTGGATTAGCTTTTTCTACTCTCGGAGCATATGTGTTTATAGTTTCTTTCTGATCATCTTCTAATGCATTTTCCAACCCCTCCATGCTTAAATCGTATCCTTCTGCCAAATAAAAAGTGCTAGTATCTTCAAATCGCTGCCAATCTACGAAATCGTCTTTCATACCTTTTCTCACTAAAAAATAAGCTAATTCATCATGTAAGATATCCTGATCATCTGCAATATATAGGTTTCCTTCTCTATCACTACATCCTCTTACCCACGACTGCAAATTATTTAATAATTTAGGATTCTTATAAACATCCACTTTATCTTCACTTCTACTTATAAAGGATCCAATTAGATTTAATTTTGATCTATTCTCAATGCTATTATACCTTCTATCAAATTCATCAAAATCGTTTTTTATACCGTGTTTTTTATACAGATATTTATCTCCAACACCTTCTTTTATAAATTTAGCTCTCATAATTATTTACTTATTAGTACGTTAACTGATGTTGCTGCAGTTTTTGCTTCTTCTACTAATGCAACGTTTACACCGGGAGTTAGAGGCAGCTTGGTATCTATAGCAGCGGCCATAGAAGAAAGCAGACCCCACATAGGTTCTGCTAAAAGCGCATGATAATACGCGCCAGGTCCTATCTTAGTAGTTTGTTTTCCGTTTAAAACAGATTCATCAGCGATTATGCTGGCTTTAGCCGCAGCAGAAAGCTGAATTTCGTTTTTCGTAGAAATCCTACATATATCTCCATCTAATTGTATTATAGATTCTGCATTAGCATGTTGTAAAGTAATCATATTATCTGGTGATATTTGTATGAAAGATTCTTTGTAAAAAATTAGAAAACCAGATCCCTTTTGAAATATAACATTAAGATTTTGTTCTGGATCAAACAATAAGACATGAGTTCCCAAGTAATCATCTTTTATTTTATCTATAAGCTGCGAATCTATGTTTTGTATAGTTGTATATTCTGGCGCATATAAATCTCCGTTATTAAATATTATTCTAACAAACTGTCCTACTTTAGGAACCGATATACTTCCCGCCCCGTTTCCTGCAAATATCGTAGAATTTACTGGTGATGCCCATGGAAGATGTTCTATCTTTATCTGTTCTAACACTCCAAATACTTTAACCTGACACCTTCCAGAAAAAGTAGGGTCTTGGTTATTTATAACCACTCCTAAGAAATCGTTATCGTGTAAATCGTGACTTAAAAATTCTTCTTCTATAGTTGTCATTATAAAACTATTTTACTGTTTGTTGCGATAGATATAGGAACTGATATGGTTGGTTCGTATTTAATTTCGTTACCACCATCTAAATCAGTTGCTTTTGATCTATCATTTTGTGAATTCAATAAAGCATTATCTTTATATATATTACCATTTTCTATTTTAGATTCAGCATTTTGTTCTCCAGGACCTACTAAGTTAGTTGATTTGGAAAAATCCTTAAGGGCTTCCCACACACCTTTATCATTTAACGCAGTATTTGCTGCAGATGAAAGTTCTAAATTAGAAGAGGTTGCTGCAGATGAAACTATTCCTAGCAAGAACGATTTAAAGCTGGAATCTACTAGATCTTCAGATAATTTTTCAGAAGGTTCGATAGTTCCTTCACTCACATTGTTTATTGCTTTTCTGACCAAGCCTAAAGCAGTGAATATGTTTTTTGATTCCAATGCAGCTCCAAGTTCTGTTACAGAAAAACCTAAAGATGGTATGGGTGTCATCTTAAGCTTATCAATTTTCTCGTTCACATAATTGGTTGCTAAAGCTACCCCACTAGTTAACGCATTAGAAATCCACGTGTTTTTGTTAGTATCAGCAGATCCAATCAAATCTGTTGAATTAGCATATTGGTTAAATGGCAATCCTGATATGTGCACATCTTCAGTACCACTATCGTTTATGGTATTTTGACCTATTTTTATAGCGCACGCATTTTTTATTTCGTTGTTGTTTTGTTCTTCTTTAGTAGAATCAAACTTATATCCACCATCAAATGAAACTAACCTATCACTTCCATTTAAGCTTTTATCTACTAAATACGCATTTCTAAATATCTTAAATATTTGAGTCTCGTAAATCTTACCAACTTTTATGCTGAATGAAGTTGTAGCTTCACCCGGAGTCTCTGACACATCTAATGAATTAAGATAATTAAATTTAAACGATTCTATATCAAACTCACACATTTCACATTCTATTATCCAAGTAGGCAATATATCATCTAGTATACGTAACACCATATCATCTTTTGTTACGGTTGAAGTTTGATCTTCTATTCTAGCTTCGTGAAACGTTCTGAATTCTGTTATGTATATTCTTAACGTGAAATACCTCATCATTTCAGGTAACACCCAACGTTGGTATGTATCATCCCATGCAATTTTTCTATATAAATTTAATAAATGTGACATTCTTAAATCTATACCTTCCATAGTGTGTATGGTAAGTCTTTTATCTGACAAAATTCTTCTGCCAGATTCAACATTTATTTTTAATAAATCTTCTACCCCATCTATACTTTTGAAGTACCATTGAAAATTATTTTGTAATTCATTAAAAGTATCAATGAATTCTTTCATCATTTCAGCTCTAGTGTATTCATTAGAATCTATTAAGTAATCAATTGCACTGTAAGTTTCTCTATCACTCACGTTATCCGATCCTTGCTCTCCAAACAATGGATGAGGCATTATATCATAATTAAGAGTACGCTGAATAAGCTTTCCTGCATCGTTATAATTTATATCTCTATTTTGTGCAAACACCAATTTAAATGACATGTATGTTGGTTGATCATATCTTGATGATATTCGACCAAACTCTGATTCATTTACTGATCTAAATTTTTTGTATATACTCATTGTTATAAGTTATTTTTTGGTGTTATTTCTGAATTAACTTTATCTGTTTTGGGATCTTTTATTGGGTTAACCTGTACAGGTGTAGGCCATTCTCTTCTAGTTAATACAAATGTTTGCGAAAAATTAGATATTATAGAAGAACTTTTATGTCTACTCCAGTTTATAGAAAAACCTTTTACGTAATACCAACCACTGTAAAACTTATCTACTACATCTCTTCCTTTGGAATCTTTGTCTATAAGTAAATTTTCTACTCTATCTGTTTTTACCAATGCAAGAGGAATCTTATCTCCTTTTATTACGTTGGCATTCGTACCATTAACTGTCACATAAACGTTAAGCTTATCTAGTTCTTTATTGTTTATAATGTTTTGAGCACCAGCCCTAAGATAATTCTTATGATGGTTTCCATCCCATTTTAAGTTATCATCATTAGGATTAGAAACTGTATACTGTATACCCATCCAAGGTCTAGACTCGTATATATCTACGAATGAATAATTAGCTTGCATCGATTCATCTGTATTATTAGGATCTCTATTTGCTCTTCCTCTTAATAATATATGGCTAGTTACCTTCTTATCATCGTATATCGGTTCCATATCCAGACTCCAGAATTTTTTAGCGTTTTCGTCAGCAAACAACAAATTATTGTGTTCAAACATCTGTGCGCTTGTTTTGGTTCCTACATCAAATGTTATAGAAGAAGACCTATTTATGGGTTTCCATGTTGTAACATAAAACGATGAAGCTTTGTAATTAACGTAATTTGAAAAAACTTTCGCAATTTCAGTTTCGGCCATTTTATTTGCTTCTTTTCCAAACGTATATTCGTGGTCAACGTTATTTAGCCAGACTGCCAAATCTACATTTTCCTCAGATTCCATGAGCTGTTTATTGACATTAACAAAATTTAAGTTATAATAAATATCAATCCACATTGCAAAGAAAGATTTTTCATCTTTCCAAGATCGTTTTACTGTTTTATCTAAATATTCGTACATTTTATTCCTGCCACTTATCCATACCTGTTTATCATCAGTGTTATCTTCGTTAGTAGCAAATCCTAACCCTAATGCTTTTGCAGAATCCTGCATAGCTTCTAATGAAGTACCTTCAAAAGATAGATTTAGTTTTGCGCTTGATAACCCCGGGACAAATAACTGTCCAAAGAATGACATAGTGTAGCTGGAAATACCGTTTGTATCGTTTTCGCTGGAAATAACATTTGTTATGATATAATCATTACGTATTATATTCAGCATATCACTTTTGTTAACTATTGCAACAGACATTATGTCTCCATCTTTTACCATTTCCTTTGAAATGAATTTTTGATGTGAAAAAGTACATCTTAATGTAACAGATGGAATAAATCCAGTACAATCTATATTGAAATCATCTATTTCTACTATAGATATGATATAATCATTTATTTTTATCATAGGGTACTGTACACCAGACAAATTGCTAGTATTCTCAGATTCATTAGATTCCGATGCTCTAAGAGATAACTCATCTAATCTTATAGTATGACCAAATATCTGACGAATTCTGCTCTTAGAGGAATACTTTGGTTGAGAAGATATACCATCTATATTTCTTACAGGTGGTTTGTATGTATAGTTTGTACCCATTATTACTTATTTTTGTTTTTAATAGCTAATGATAAGAATTCAGCTGAAGATATACCGTTTTGAACACATGTTGCCACACTTTCACCAAAATATATTCTACCATTTCTTTGAATAATCTGTGTAGTTCCTTCAGGTGCAATGTTAGGTGGCAACATTGCACTTTTTAAAGAACGATTATCAAAATCTATCATATTAGAGCTTTTTGAAGGAATTTTGGCAGGATCAATATACTTATAACTGTTTCTTATGTTGTTTACATCAGTTTTATTTCCAGATTCTACTTTCACCATTTTTTCTATAGCTCCATCTAAATTTGGAACTATTATAACATCTCCTTCATTTATATTAAATGGATTCGATATACCGTTGAACTTCAGTAAAACTTCAGCATATGCTGTACTGTTATAAACAGCTTTAGATATAAGATCAGGTCTCATAACATAATCTTTAGGAACTTTAAACGCTGTGTAAGATAGACCAACTTTCACTGCATTATCTATCATGCTCTGCGTAAGATCTTTAACTACTTGCCCGTCTGTTTTGGTGAACAATGGCTTATTATCTAATGAATTTGAAAACATATATATTTCTATTATTTTAGAGATTTTAAAGCAACCCAATCTACTGCTCTGTATGAACTTCTTAACATAACGTTGTTGTCATTGTATATAGAAGAGTTAGGTGAAATTGTTTGAAACTTAACATGCGCAGCATATACACTGTTTTTTCCTGAGTTAGCTACTTCAGATATCTGTGATTTTCCTGAATTACCACCAGCCGTACCAGAAGAAGATAAAAATCCCACTATTGGTCCTGCAGTACCTGTTATAGTAGATTTAGCTGTGTACTTATCTACCTTAGTTTGTTTATCAGCAGTTCCTAAAAATTCATCTGGTAAATCGTATATTCTACCCATACCTCTGTTAAATATAGATTGAATTGCATCTTTATCTCGGGGCATTCCATGATCTAATTTAACCTTAAATTTTATTTCGGTTGGAAAATCATCTGGCCCAAGTTCCTTTCCGAATTCTACTTCAACACCTGTACAGATTAGATTACCAATCATTGCAATCGGATTTAACGGATTCCCTATAGTTATGTGCCATTCTCCCACTGGTTCACCAGTTAAAAGAGCTTTAAGACCAGTTAAATAGGGTACCTGTCCTGCAGATTTTTCAGCTAAATATCCTGTGAATAAATTTCCAGTAGCACCTACTGTTAATAGGCTTTTTACTGAATTAAATAAGTTATCAAGGCTAAATCCTTTTCCACTAAATAAATTATCAAAGAAACTAGTCATTGATTCGTTGGTTTTTCCAGTAGCAGTTTTTCCAGAAGTCACAAACGATTCTAACGTGCTTTTTGACCATCCTTCTATATCTCCATTGTACCATCTTTCTATACCTTTGTTTCCTCCCAAAAAAGGATACTTCGCCGGGTTGGCCATGAATCTGTGTTGGCCCCCAAAGAATACTGCACTGGCAGATCCAATAACCAGAAAGTTAGAAAGAATATCCAACAATATTGCTTTTGTATTTACACCTCCTATAGGTCTTGCACAGTATTCAAAATTAAGATCTAATCCTGACCACACAAATGCAAGTCCAGCTTCTCTCTTTTTAACAGAATCTATTCTGTTAACTGGACCAAGTATTCTGTTCTCATAAGGTCCATCTTTATATGGATCTGGGGGTAAATTACCACTGTTCATTAAGAATTGCGCGTTGAAATTTCCTCCAGCAACGTTTAACATTTTTGACATGAATGCAAGACCACCAAATATAGATCCTGGTCCCTTTTCAACATCTGTTGTTTCTTGTGCTCCTACTTGCCAAACATCAGATTTAACATCAGTCCAGTTCAATCCTGTTGTGAATTTTAAAAGAGCGCTTAAATCATTTCCAGTTTCTTCACCAAAATATGTAACAGCTGAAGCCATTGGTGGAAACAGAATTTTTTTATTCTGATCAGAGGATTTATCTATAGATGTTACTCCATCCATTCCAGGAAACTTCATATTGTCTAATATAGGAGCACCAAACCTTCTTAATGTGATTAACCTATTATTTTCTATTTTATTCCAATGTTTACAGAACACAAAATCTGTAAAATGATAAGGTGTTCTTCCATATGGATCGGCATTTCCCCAAGATATTAATGTTGATGTGGTTGGTAATGCTGAATATCCAGCTAAAGATGAATTGTTTTCACTTATAGCTTGATCTACTTCATACCATTTTCTTTCTCCTCTTTTATTGACTAACAGTTGTCCACCCTCAGATCCATATAATCTAGTTAAAGAATATGTGTTCATCATAGATGGTATACCAGTGTAGAATAAATCCTTTTGATAAGCTGATATATTATCTTCAGCTGCTTTTTCTCCTTCACCTTCTAATCCATGAGCTTTTAGCGCTGCAGCATTAGAAAAATATCCTCCAGTTGCAGTGGCTGCATATCTAGTTGAAAATGGTATTTTTATATCGCTTTCTTCATTTGCTTTTCTAAATAGTCTTTGCAATCTTTTATCAAAAGGCCCACCTATATCTATTGAATCTGCTTCAACTGTTTCTTTGTTTTTAGCAGCAGTTTCTTTTCTTTTCTTTGCATTGTCTTTATGAAGACAATCTCTAAGCATTTCTTTAGCTGTAGGCAATTGGTTTTTATGCACCCAGAAACTAGCCCTTACATATACGTCTGTTTGTTTAAAGTTTTCCAAATCTCCTTCATTCCAAGTGCTTCTTATCTGCCCAACTATATTAAGACCATGAATCTGGTCTGCAGGATGAGCAGCTTGATAAGCTTGTAATTTTTCCTTGTATATTTTATTCACAGCTATCCTAAAACACATATAATCTGGATCTAAGTATTTTGCATGAAACGTGATAAAATCTTCTATAGATTGTACAATAGATTCAATTCTTGATTCAGATTTAATTTCATCTGCCATATTCAGTGTTATTTTATTTATATATCTATAAAACAAAAAAGGCTCAACATGTGTTGAGCCTTTTTTTCTGTGAAGCTTTATTAGGTGTGTGGAAAATTAACGCATTCTATAAGCCGGATTTTTTTAATAGAAGGAAAGAATATTATTTCATTAAAGTATTCATACAGATTACCTAGTTTTGGCAAATTATAGTCATCCATCAATACTACTTCAGATATGTTTTCTATTTTATTCAGAGAATTAAATAAGTTTGGAATGATTTTTTCACACAATGTTGGGTTTGAATATATGATACCTCTTATTCTTTTTGATTTAGAATAAGATTTTATCAGATTATTAATCTTTGTACTTACTATAAATGCTCCATAATCATCTATTGTGCTATAAGTGTAACCATGTTCTTCTAGAATTTCGGCAACGTTTATTATAGAAAATAGTTTTAGATTTAAAAAAGATCGTTTTAGTTTAGTAGTACCTTCAACTGTTATGTAAAATTTCATAGAAAATAATTAATTTTTATGTAGTTCCTGTGCTTGTTTTAACGCATCTATATATGGAATCGAATTTGTTTTTGCTATATATTCTGCGCTAGATTCTATTACATCAGATAATTTTAAATCTCTTTGAGACTGTAAATCTGTTATGGTAGCATTTGCAAAATCAGCCTGTTTTTTTCTACCATTTTCTACGTTATCAGAAATTCTTTTCATTTTTTCTGACAAAGTTTGTTTTGCATAGAAATTAGTAAGTTTAAGTTTTTTTTCTACTTGTCTTCGTTCTTTTCTGTTCATTTTATTGTTATTAAAAATTATTTATTTAAACTATTTATATAAAAAAATTGAAAAAGACGTAAATAACTGGATAATAGAATACAATCATCTGTTGCTATGATATCGTTTGAATTTACCATCTTGAATTGAAACTCTTTATTATTCTTGTTAAATTTCAAAAAATCTAAAGCTTTTATATCTGTTATATTCACACAGTATAAAGAGATTCCTAAATCTTCAATTATATTTGTTTTTATTTTTCCAAGATACATCCATATATTAGCATTAGATGCGTTGGTATTTATGTGTTCGAACAAAATTCTATTTGCCGAAACCAAATCTGTTTCATCATCAGAATTAACGAATCCATTTATAGTTGAATATTCTAAATTAGATGATAAAGCGTTAGAATATTTCAAAACTCCAATCTTATCAAGCATCCCTTTATCTAAAGTGTATGGCAAAACACATATTCTCTGTTTTTTGCTTACAACGTATAGTCTTTCATTATATTCAACTACATCTTCTAATTTATTAGACTGTAACAGTTTGGTTTTTATATTGCTCATGATTCAACCGATATTTTATTTTCACCAGTGTACATAACTCTCAATGAATCTTTTATAGCATTCTTTATTGAGGTTACATCTATATCTTGGATTATATATTCAAGCAGTTTTTCATCACCATTTTCAAACGATTCAGCTATAACATTAAATAGACTAACAGAAGGAAGCGATACGCTTAGCTCCATTTCTACGATTTGATCTATTTTTTTGCTTTTTGATATCATTATATAGACAGGATCTTGCATATTAGCGGCGGGTTGAGAGACGACGTTAGGTGATGTCTGACCAACTATTGTATCGTTTAATATGGTTTCATTGGGTGTTATAGTTTTTTGCTCTATTACACCGAAATTTGATTTAGAAGGAGCTGTTGGAGTGGGTGGAATAAGTTTAAATGTTTTTCTTCCTTCAACAAATGGTTGAACACAAACTGAAATTCCATCACCGTTAAGTTCCCATACTTCTTCTTCTCTTCCCACCCATTGTTCTTCAAAATTCCACCCATTTTTAGGATTGTCTATTTCGGCCATTAATTTGCCCGTAACATCTTTAACGTTAATATTGGCCACAAATTCTTCATTTATTCTAGAACCATCTTTGAAACATATAAAAACTATACCATCTTCAATAACTATCTTATCAAAGATCATAATTTCACCTTTTCTATCTAAAGATAGCCACTGAAAATATCTAACTTTATCACTCATTGTTTTCTTTATTTATTCGTATGTTTTTAACCTTAGCAGTTTTGATATTAACCTTATACAACGATGAATCTTCTGAATTGGTCATAGTATTCTTTTTGCCAATCGAGGTAGAATCCTTCTCTGCTCCAGCTAACGTAATCTTCTCTGAACGATT